GAATGGCAGGCGCATGTCACCACGGAGGCGGCACTGGCGATGGGATGCTGGCTCGAGGCGCGCGGGCGTCTCGACCGCCCCATCGCCAGCCTGACCCGGCGCGATCTGGAAAGCATGGCAATGAGCGCCATCAGCCGGTTCATCGTGCTGTCCTCCGAGCGCCGGACCGCCGCCCCGGACAAGGAGGAGCGCGACGCGCTGGACCTGCTGCTCATGGGGTGAGCGGCGTCTCGGAAAGGCTCCGGGGGAGCGTTTCAGCCGCGAACGGGCGGAGCCCTCCTTCGCGCGCGGACCTCGCCCGGCGCGTGCCCTGCGCCCACTGCGGTCGCGAGGCCCGGGGCTTCGGCTACTGCCACGGCCTGCGCTGGGATCGTCACCCTCATTACCGCTTCTGCTCGATGGCTTGCCTGATGGCGGGCTCGGCCAACGCCAAAAGGAACCACGGCATGATCGACAAGACCGATATGGAGACGCGCGCCATCGTGGAGGCCCGCCGGATGCTCGCCGAGGCGCTGACGGAGATGGGCCTGATGGAGCCCTTCTTCGACCGCCCGGCCGCAGACATCGACCGCGTGATCGAGGCCTGCGTCGACGGCTTTCAGGCCTCGATGCAGCGCCAGTCCGACACCGGCGACGTGCCATTCTGAGGGGGCGCGGATGCTGGTAGATTTCAATCACGGATCGGGCTTCGTCTATGGCCGCGACGCCTCGGACCCCGAACCTCTCGGTGCGCGGATCAACGGTCGCATCGACGCCGCGCTGGTCGCAGAACGCGAGGGACAGCGCCAACGCGAGTATCTGGGCGCCAGCCGCATCGGCGAGCCCTGCGCGCGGCGGCTAGTCTACGAGGTCACCCACACGCCGCCCGATCCCGGCAAGGACTTCGAGGGGCGCGTGCTACGCATCTTCGCGGCCGGGCATGTCTTCGAGGATCTGGCAATCCGTTGGCTCCGGCAGGCCGGATTCGATCTGCGCACGCAGACGCAAGCTGGCGGCCAGTTCGGTTTCGAGACGGCGGGCGGACGCATACGCGGCCACGTTGACGGCGTGATCGTCGGCGGCCCGGAGATCGGCCTCGAATGGCCTTTGCTCTGGGAACATAAGGCGCTGAAAGCCTCGTCCTGGTCGGACACGGCGAAGAAAGGCGTGCAGCTCTCGAAGCCCGTCTATTTCGGCCAGATGCAGATCTACATGGCCTACATGGGCCTCGGGTCCGCGCTTTTCACCGCGCTGAACAAGGACACCTGCGAGCTTTACCACGAGCTTGTGTCGTTCGATTCGGCCGCCGCGCAGGCGCTGTCGGACAAGGCGGTCGACGTGCTGCGCGCCGCGGACGCGGGCGATCTTCTGCCCCGCATCGCGACCAGCCCGGACTTCTTCCTCTGCCGGTTCTGCCCTTTCGCAACCCGCTGCTGGGAGGACCGCGCATGACCGTCACCCTTTCCGAAACCCAGGGCCGCGCCATCGCCGCGATCCGCGACTGGTACGAGACGCGGCGGCACGACCAGCAGATCTTCCGCCTCTTCGGCTATGCCGGGACCGGCAAGACCACGATCACCGCCATGGCGATCGAGGCGCTAGGGCTGGAACCCATGACCCCGGGCGGGCTTGGCGGCGTGCTCTTCGCCGCCTTCACCGGCAAGGCCGCGCTCGTGATGACGCGCAAGGGAACGCCCGCGCAGACCATCCACAGCCTGATCTACCGCGTCTCGGAGGCGACGCCGGAAGAGATCGCGCGCGCGACCGAGGATCTGGCGGCGCTGCGGCGCGACCTGCCGCGCATGGGCCCGGCCGAGCGGGGGTTCGCGATGACTCGCATCGCCCAGCTCGAGCTGCGCCTCGAGGACATCCACCAGCCGAAGTTCCTGATCAACGAGCAGTCGATCCTGCGCGACGCGGACCTCCTGGTGCTCGACGAGGTGTCGATGGTGGGCAAGGAGATGGCCCACGATCTCATGGCCTTTGGCAAGCCGATCCTCGTGCTGGGCGACCCGGGGCAGCTGCCACCCGTGAAGGACACGGGCTTTTTCACCGAGACCGCACCGGACGTGATGCTGACCGAGGTGCACCGCCAGGCGGGCGACAGCGCCATCCTGAGGCTCGCGACGCTGGCCCGCGAGGGGTTACCGATCCCGCCCGGCGCGCATGACGACCATGTCTGGAAGATGTCGCGCCACGAGGTCGGCCCCGCGCAGATGCTGCAGGGCGGCCAGGTGATCTGCGGCACCAACGCGACGCGGCGCTGGCTGAACACCGCGATGAAGCGCGCGGCCGGGTTCGGTGCGGATTATCCGACAGGCGGCGGCGAGAAGATCATCTGTCTAAAGAACCGCCACGATCTCGGGCTGATCAACGGCATGTTCCTGACCCTCACCGAGGTGCGGCAGGATCCGGACGACGCCTTCGCCTTCAGCGCCATGGTCGAGACCGAGGACGGGGTGAGCCTCGGCGGGCGACAGAGCTTCTGGCGCGGCGAATACGCCGATCATGTCGTCTACGACCCCGAGCGCGGGCGGCGGGAGTGGCAGATCCGGCGCGGTCTGATCGAGTCCAGCTGGGGCTACGCCATCACCTGCCACAAGGCGCAGGGCTCGCAATGGGAGAACGTCGTCGTGTTCGACGACGGGTTCGGGCGCAGCGCAACTGACCGCAACCGCTGGCTCTACACCGCGATCACGCGGGCCGAGAAAGGTCTGGTGATCCTTGCTTGACCTCAACGACGCAAAACCGCTCGGCGGCGAGCCCCTGCGCTACGATGTCGATCTGGTGGTGGTGCGCCTTCGCGAGACCGCCGAGATATGGGTGCCACGCCTGTTTCCGCGCGGGCGCAGGTCGGGCGACGAGTGGCGGCTCGCCAACATCCGGGGCGACGCGCCGCGCAATACCGGCTCCTGCGTCATCGCCCTGCGCGGTGCGCATGCCGGCGACTGGATCGACTTCGACGGCAATCAGGGCGGCGGTCCGATCAGCGCCATCGAGGAAGCGACCGGGCTCGACGGCCGGCACCTGATCATCGAGGCCGCAGAACTCGCGGGCATCGCGCCCGGCGCGCCGGAACGTCGCGCGCCGCCGACGCCACCCCCATTGAAGCGCGATCCCGCGCTCGAGATCGCGCACATCCTGACGGGTGCGCAGCCGATCACGGGCTCCCCGGTCGCGCGGTATCTGACCGGACGCGGCCTGATGGTGCCCGAGGCCGCCGATCTGCTGTTTCACCCTGACCTGACCCATTGGGAGACGAAGACCGGCTATCCGGCCATGCTGGGCCAGGTCCGCGACCGCGATGGCGCGGTCATCGGCCTGCACCGCAGCTACCTCGGCATCGAGGGCGAGGCAGTGACCAAGGCGCCGCTCGACAAGGCGAAGAAGATGCTGGGCCGAGTGGCTGGTGGCGCGGTGCGTCTCGCCGATCTCGGCGACGGCGATCGGCTGGCTCTTTCCGAGGGGATCGAGACCGGCCTCGCGGTGATGACCGCATGCCCCGATCTGCCGGTCTGGGCGACGTTGTCGACATCGGGCCTCGAACAGGTCGATCTGCCGCCTGGCGTCCGGCGCGTGCTGATCCTGGCCGACAACGACACCTCCGGTGCCGGTCTGCGGGCCGCCGAGGCCGCCGCCCGGCGCCTGCGCGCGCAAGGGCGCGACGTGGCCGTCGTCCTGCCGCCAGAGGAAGGCGAGGATTTCAACGACCTCCTGCTGCGCGAAGGGCCTGAGGCTGTCGCTGCCCTGATCGCCGACGCGGAGGCCATCACCGAGGCCGAGCCCACGCTGCTGATCGGGCAGCACCGGCCGATCAATTATCAGGGCAGCGGCGAGGCCATTCCCACCTTGCGTGCCGACGAGGGCGATCTTGCCCGCTCGGTCGAGCGGGTCTGGAGCCTGCTGATGGCCTCGAACCGGACGCCATGGGTGTTCCGCTTCGCCGGGCAGCCGACATGGGTTGTGCCCGACGACGAGGGCCGCCCGGTCGCCACAGCGATCACCGAGGAACGGCTGCGTCACATGCTGGCGCGGCTGGCGCACTGGAAGAAGCTGAACGGCAAGGGAGAGCTGGTCGCGGCTCCGCCGCCGATCGCCGTGGTCAAATCCGTGCTGGCCACGCCCGACCCGGCGCTGCCCGTGCTGGTGGGCATCGTCAACACGCCGGTCTTCGGCCGGGGCGGCACGCTGCTGACCACGCCCGGCTATCATCCCGACGCGCGGCTCCTCTATGCCCCGACGCCCGGGTTCGTGGTGCCGACCATTCCGGCCAAGCCGTCAGCCGCCGAGGTTGCCGCCGCCCGCAGCCTCCTGTGCGAGGATCTGCTCGGCGACTTCCCTTTCGTCGGCCCCGCCGAGATGGCGCATGTGATCGCGCTGCTGCTGCTGGGCTTCCTGCGCGGCATGATCGACGGGCCGACGCCGCTGCACCTGATCGAGAAGCCCAGCCCCGGCTCTGGCGCCACGCTGATGGTCGATGCCGTGGCCACCATCCTCACCGGCTCGGGCGCCAGCGTCATGACCGAAGGGCGCGACGACGACGAATGGCGCAAGCGCGTCACCGCCAAGCTGCGCCAGATCCCCACGATCGTGCTGATCGACAACCTGCGCGCCAAGCTCGACAGCTCCGCCGTCGCGGCCGCCCTGACGGCGCCATTTTGGGAGGACCGGATCCTCGGCGCATCGGAGATGGCGCGACTGCCGATCCGCTGCATTTGGATCGCAACCGGCAACAACCCCGAATTCTCCAACGAGATGGCGCGCCGCCTCCTGCGCATCCGGCTCGATCCTCACGAGGAGCGCCCGTGGCAGCGCACCGGCTTCCGCCATCCCGATCTGATGACATGGGTGCGCGCGAACCGCTCCCGGCTGGTCGCCGCCTGCCTCACGCTCTGCCAGGCGTGGATCGCCGCCGGAAAGCCGCGCGGGGCGCGCACCATCGGCTCCTTCGAGAATTGGGCGCATGTCGTCGGCGGCGTGCTCGAGGTCGCGGGCATTCCCGGCTTCCTCGGCAATCTCGACGAGATGATGGAGGCCTCCGACAGCGAGGGCGCGGGCTGGAGCGCCTTCATCGCCGCCTGGTGGGACCGTTTCGGGACCGCCGAGGTGGGCGCCGCTGACCTCTTCGACGTGGCCCTGTTCTGCGATCCGGCGCCCCCCATCACGGGTCACACAGACCGCGCGCAGAAGACCAGTTTCGGGATCGCCATCAAGAAGATGCGGGACCGCGTGTTCCAGGTGGGCGATCTGACGCTCAGGCTGGTCCGAGCGGGCACGTTTCGGCGGGCGGTCAAATGGCAGTTGAAGGTCTCGGAGCAGCCATCGCGTCCGCAATCGGGCGCACGAGGGCCCGGCGCGTGTGAACCTCGGGGCGCGAGTGTGAACCTCCAGAACCGAGGTTCACACGATCAAGCCATTGATTGGGCTTGCAAATGTGAACCTTGTGAACCTTGTGAACCTCTCCCAACCCCTACGCACACGCGCGCGCACGCACATGCGAAGGATGATGCCGGAAAAGGTTCACAAGGTTCGCGAGGTTCACAAAGCCCCGTGAATTCAGAGACTTGTGCGTGTGAACCTCCGTGTGAACCTCCCGCGGAAGGTTCCCGAGGTTCACCCGTCCCCGATTGGCTGCGGGAGCTCGATCCATGAGCCCCGCATGCCCCGCCCCTCATCCCATCGAGTACCAAACCGGAAAGGAGCCCATCATGGCCCACGCATCTCTGACCCCGACACCCATGAGCGCCCCGTTCCCCGGCGTGCCTGTCGTCCTCGCTCTCGATCTCGGCACCACGACCGGCTGGGCGTTGCAGGCGGCGGACGGTCTGATCACCAGCGGCACGGTGTCCTTCAGGCCCAGCCGCTACGACGGCGGCGGCATGCGTTACCTGCGGTTCCGGGGCTGGCTCGAGCAGCTGGCGAACCACGCCGGCACCATCACCGCCATCCATTTCGAGGAGGTGCGCAGGCACGTCGGCACCGACGCGGCGCATGTCTATGGCGGGCTGCTGGCGACGCTGACGGCATGGGCGGAGACCGCGGGCGTCGCCTATCAGGACGTTCCCGTCGGCACCATCAAACGCCACGCCACCGGCAAGGGCAACGCCAACAAGGAGGCCATGATCGCAGCTGCCCGGGCGCGCGGCTTCTCGCCCGCTGACGACAACGAGGCCGACGCCATCGCGATCCTGCTCTGGGCGCTGGAGACCCGGGGAGGTGTGCAATGAGCGGCATGCGGTTCACGCCGAAGGGCTACGGCGGTCACCGCCGCAGCCCTGACGAGGTCAAGCGCGACGGCTGGAAGGAACAGCGCATGCTGGCCGTTTCGCTCGACGATCAACGGCTCACCTGGCCCGAGCGCGAGCTGGTCCGTCAACTTGGCGAGAAGCTTTATGGCAAGCTCCCCGCAGTCCGGGAGGTGCGCCATGACTGAATGGACCACAACGGAGGTGCAGGATCGGCTGGAGCTTGCGGCGGGCGTGATGCGGCAGATGCCAGGCGTGATGCCGCAGGGCTTCTTCAATGCTTGGCCCGAATATTTCCACAGCTTCGCCGACAAGGTCGGTCAGGAGCCGCTGATGCGTCGCCCGAGGCCCAGCCCGCGTCAGATCACGCAGGCCGAGGAAGCGATGCTCTGGCTGCGCTGGCTGGAGAAGAGCGACGCCCGCATCGTCTGGCTGCGTGCCAACGGCGAGCCGTGGAAGAAGATCACCTGGGAGATCGGGCTGAGCCGTCCGGCGGCCAATCGCCACTGGCAGTACGGCGTTGCCCTGATCACCTGGCGGCTCAATGGTCGCGTGCCACCCTCGCGACGTTCGAAACGCTTCGTGGTCGAGAATGCCGACCGGCTGTCAAGGAAAATCGTCCTGTGAGGGAATTTTCGGAGAGACATTGGACGGGGTTCACCGCACCCCGGCTGAGGGCTACAAACCGGATATACTCGGGAGAGGCGCGCGCGGGACGGCCCGCGCCGCTGGCTTCCGGGGTCCACGTGGAAACCGGGCCGGAATCCAGATCGGGGTCCGGATGGTTCGAAGGGCGAGTGGCAGGCGGTTGACGCGGGGCGCGCGCAGAGAATGGTTTCCTGATCAATCGGTGACCGGTCGCCCCTGAGCCAAACCGCCAAGCCATTGATTTTACGGTTCCTTTCCGGCCAAAAACGTATGCTGGCGGGCGAAGCGTGGCATATCGCCAGCGACAGGGCCGGATTTTTGGGAAGCCACCCGCTCGGGAAGCCACCCGAAATATCTGAAATAGCGCAATAAAACAGCAACTTGGCTGCTGGACTCCGGGGTGGATACCCTGGACTCCGGAGTCCAGCCGGAAGCCGGTGGATGCCCGCATCGCGGAATCCACCCTGCCGCTTGCTGATCAACCATCGACAGGAACGACATGACCCTCAGCTTCGCCCCGGAGCGCATCGAGCAATGGCCGCTGTCGCGCCTGCAGCCCTATGCCCGGAACGCCAAGACACATGGCGCCGACCAGGTCGCCAGGCTCGCCGCCAGCATGGCCGAGTTCGGTTGGACCGTGCCCTGCCTCGTCGGCGAGGACGGGGAGCTGATCGCCGGGCATGGGCGGGTGCTGGCCGCCACGCAACTGGGGCTGACCGAGGCGCCGGTGATCGTGCTCGGACACCTGACCGAGGCGCAGCGGCGGGCCTATCGCATCGCCGACAATAAATTGACGGAACTCGGGATCTGGGACGAGGCGCTGCTGTCGGCGGAACTGAACGACCTCTTGGCCGAGGATTTCGACCTGTCGCTGGTCGGGTTCTCCGACGGCGAGTTGGACAAGCTGCTGGCCTACGTCGCGGAAGATGACGGTGAAGAAGGTGGCGCCGGGGGCTCCGTGCCGCCGGTGACCATCCCCGAACCGCCGCGCAACCCGGCGTCGCGCACCGGCGATCTCTGGATCCTCGGCGACCACCGCCTGCTGTGCGGCGACAGCACCAGCGCGGCCGATGTGCGCCGCCTGATGAACGGCGAGCGCGCGATCCTGTTCGCGACCGACCCGCCGTATCTGGTGGATTACGACGGCTCGAACCATCCGACGCGGAATAAAGACTGGTCGGCGTCCTATGGCACAACCTGGGACGACAGTTCGCAGGGGGCCGATCTCTACGACGGCTTCATCGCGGCCGCCGTGGCGGAGGCCATCTCCGACAATGCCGCCTGGTATTGCTGGCACGCGTCCCGCCGCCAGGCAATGTTGGAAGCCTGTTGGGAAAAGGCCGGTGCCTTCGTGCATCAGCAGATCATCTGGGTGAAGGACCGCGGGGTTCTGACCCGCTCGCATTACCTGTGGAAGCACGAGCCCTGCTTCATGGGCTGGCGGCGTCCGAACCGCCCGCCGAAGGTGGCCGAGGAAACGCTGCCATCGACTTGGGCGCTGCCGAGCTTCGCCAAGGATGACCGACCCGACCATCCGACCCCGAAACCGCTCGACGCCTTCGGCATCCCGATGCGCCAGCATGTGGCGCGGGGCGGGCTCTGCTACGAGCCGTTCTGTGGCTCGGGTTCGCAGATCATGGCGGGC